AGGCCGGACGGGACGACGTAGGCCGGGTTCTGCCGGCCCCCGCCCAGGTCGCCGATGAACCCGCCCGGCCGGGCGGCCGCCGCCAGCAGTTCCTGGAGGCGGCGGGCCGGGTACGGCGCGACGGCCGTGTTGTGTTCGTAGTTCCGGCTGGCCGTGGTCACGCACCCGCCGGCCGGGTCGCCGACGCTCCAGGTGATCTGGGCGATGGCCCCGTCCAACTCGACCTCCACGATCCCGTTGTAGTCCCGGCAGTCCGCCCCGGTCACCTGGAACCGCTGCACCAGGCCGGCCAGGTAGTAGTTCGCCCGGGCGATGGGGTCGGCGTCCAGGACGCCCACGGCCGTCACCTGCCGGGTCGGGCCGTAGGTCGGGATGACGTTGAGTTGCACGTCCGCCCGCTTCTCCGTGACGTACAGGGGCCGGCGGCCGGGGGCCGGGGGGCGGAGGGCCGTGCTGGCGCTGTACGCCGCGATCTGGTTCGTCCCGGCCTCCCGGACGTGCGCCGCGCACCGGAGGTACAGGGTCGGCTCGGCGTACTCCAGGTTCGGGCCGAACTTGTACACCGGGGCGCCGAACTTCACCACCTGGAACTCCGGGTCCACGCTGAAGCTCACCCGCACCTGCTCGGTCGGCAGGGTGTTCACCTTGTCCCGCTTGTTGGCCGCGAAGTTCAGGTGCGCCATGACGTTGTAGTACACGGCCCCGTACACGGCCGCCGGCTTGTCCCGGCTCAGCCCGTTGTACAGGTCCGTCACGATGGGGGCGTTCGTCCCGTCCCGGAGGCGGACGCCGTAGTCGCCCGGGTCCGGCACCACCTGCTCGCACTGCGTCTGGAGGAGCACCAGTTGCTGGCGGCGGTCCAGCCGGCCGTACCCCGGGACGTTGATCTTGCCCGCCCCGGAGGCGTCCCGGCCCGTCAACTGGTAGTACTGCCAGACGCTCCCCCGGGCCAGGTCGCGGGCCTGCGCCAGCGACAGGTTCTTGGTCGCCCGCACCCCGGGGAACAGGGGCGGCGGGGAACGGTCCCACCCGACCCGGCCGGTCGCCCCGACGGCGACCACCCGCGTCGCCCACGCCGGGTTGTCCGGGAGCGGGTCCGGGGGCGGGTCGGTGATGAGGAACACCCGGCACCCGGCGTCGAACTGCGGCCCCTCCTGCGTGGCCGTGACGACCACCTCCAGCCCGTCCACGGCGGCCGTCACCTTCCCCTTCACCTGCGCGTCCTGGCTGGCGTTCACCGCGGCCGCCAGGCGGGCCAGGACGGCCGGCATGTCCGCGTCGGCCTCCCGCGCCCCGGCCGTGAACGTCACCGTGTTGACCGTGACGTAGTACTCGAAGTTACTGTCGAAGTCCCCGCCCCACGCCACCTTGTGCTTCGCCCCGGCGATCAGCGGGGCGTACGACAGGGCGTTGACCGGCTTGAACGTCCCGTCCCACTCCCGCCCGACCGCCCCCAGTTCCCAGTCCCCCTGGTAGCGCGTCCCGCTCCCGACGATGGCCGCCCCGTCCGGGGTCAGCGGGTCCGTCAGCCCGGCCGACCCGCTCCGGATGCTCCCGGGCGGGAGGGCCAGCCCCGTCCCCCGCGGGAGGATGCTGACCGTGTCCGACTTCCACCGCCAGCACACCCGCCGGCCGAACATCTCGCACAGTTGCTCCAGGGCCGCCGCCGGCCGCTCCCAGAACCAGTTGACCGGGGGGTTCACCCCCGTCGGCGGGAAGTTCACCCCCGCCGTCAGGAAGTCCTTCAGCCCGGCCCCGTCGGCCCGGCTCAGCCCGTCCGGCATGTCGATCTCGTACCCCGCCTCGCCCATCGCGTCCAGGCAGTACGCGCACATCTCCTTCAGGCTGTTCAGGGTCCAGCCGATGAACTTCCCCTGGGGGTCCAGTTGGTTCGCAAAGAGGTTGACGTGCCCGCCGGCCTGCCACTTCCACCGCCGGTCCAGCAGGATGATCTCCCACTCGACCCCGCCCGGGCCGCGGACCTCCCGGACGGACTTCAGCTTGGAGTCGCGGAGGGTGACCCGGCCGACCCCGTCGTAGATGACGAAGTCCCCCTCGGCCGCGATGGGCGAGAGTTGCTTGTTGGCGCGGATGGTGACGACGCCCGGGGCCGTCCCCTGGCTCTGGGTGTACGAGGCCGTCCGGTAGCTCCGCAGCCCGGGCCAGGCGATCCGCCCCCACCGCGTCATGCGTTAGCTCCGGGCCAGGCTGATTTGCTTCCCCAGGTTCGCCGTCGCCCCGCCGCTCCCGCCCGGGCCGGCCAGGCCGTCCGGGAACGAGACGGGGTTGGTGAACGTCACCCGCTTGTCCGGGTCGTTCAGGGTGGACCCGGCGTTCGCCGTGCAGTTGGTCACGGTCTTCGCCCGCGGGTCGCGCCCGAAGTCCAGGGTGCCGCCGCTCAGCGTGGCCGTCGTGATGGTCCCCGGGGCGTCCGGGTAGAACGTCCCGCCCCGGAGGTTCAGGGTGGTGACGTTGCACGTCTGCGGGCCGCCCAGGGTGACCACCCCGCCGTCCTGGTTGCACGTCGTCAGCCCGGCCGTCAGGGCCACCGCCCCGGCCTGCACGTTCAGCGTGCCCAGCGTGAGGCCGCGGCCCCCGAACACCTGGGGCGGGCTGCCGGGGCCGGCCGCCACCCCCAGGGTCAGGACGGTGGCACTGGTGCCCAACTCGAAGGCCAGGCCGACCACCCCGCCCGTCACCGTCAGGGCGTTGCTCGCGTGCGTCCCCTTCAGGTACACGGTCGGGATGCCGGCCCCGGCCGGGCTGCCCGTGCCGGCCACCAGGATCGTAGACTGGGCGGCCCCCAGGTCCAGGCGGACCCGGGACGACCCGGACCCCGTCCCGCCCCCGATGGTCACGGCCGTGGCCCCGATTTTCAGGTCCGTCGTCCGGTACTCGAAGTAGTCCCCGTTGAACGGCGGGAGGCCGACCTTGCCCGTGAACGTGCTGTCGATGTTGAGGCTGGCCAGGGTCACGGCGTTCTGGTCGATCCCGTACAGGATGTCCACCGCGCAGTCCGCCAGGTCCACGTCGTCCGTGCTGACCGGGACGGCCCCCAGGGTCCAGTTCGTGGGGTCGTCCCAGTGGTTCGGCCCGCTGCTCCCGACCGAGTCGGCCGGGCTGCCGAACGTCGTCGTCCCGTCGGCCGTGACCCCGAACGTGAACGGCCGGCCCGGCTCGCTCGCCGTCCCCGTCAGCACCGGCCCGACGCTCGTCCACACGACCTCCCGGAACTCCGCCGGCACGGAACTCTCGCTCAGCGCCGCCGCCAGCCCGGCCGCCACCATCGTCGGCGAGTCGCCCGTCTCCAGGGTGTACGCCACGGCCTTCCCGTTGATGGTCACCGCCGGGGCGTCCCCGGCCGCCCCGGCCGCCGTCACCGTGACCGACCGCACCTGCGCGACCGGGAGGGCGTCGCCGCGGAACTTGTTGCGCGCCATGGGCTAATTCCAGAGGGTGGGGACGCCGACCAGCGGGGTCGGCCAGACGAACTTGTACGACCACTCGACCCGCCACAGGCGGTAGGCGTTCGCCCCCATCTTGTCCGGGGACACCTCCACGATGTCCGGCGCCTCCGCCAGGGCGAACGGGAACAGTTGGGCGGGCGGGACGGGGTACGCCGCGAACCCGACCGCGTACCCGGACTGCACCACCGTGCAGGGCGTCAACTCGTACACCTGTTGCCGCTGCCCCGGCCCCTCGATAGCCGGGGCCACGACGAACAGCGGGCCGCCCCCGGACGTGCGCACCGTCTCCCGGTACTCCACCAGGCGGGAGCCGACCACCCCCGTCATGGGGTAGTCCGCCTCCGCCTCGAACACGAAGTGCCGCTGGGTCGCGTACTCGCTCCCGGCCACGTCCTGGAAGTGCGGGCCGGAGGTGACGACGACGCCCGTGATGCTCCCGGCCTGCTTCAGCACCGTGGCGCTCTCCGCCCCGGAATCCTGCATGAAAATCAAGTCCTGGAACGGCTTCTTCAGGGCCGCCTTCAGGCCGTTCTCGGCGGCCGTCAGGGCGGCCTGCCCGGCCCCCTCCAGGTAGCCGTCGCACCGGACCTTGTCGGTGTACTGGTACGGGACGCCCGCCTTGTCGCGCTGGATGTCGCGCTGGCTCGTCACCTTGACCCCGTTCGCGGGGCAACTGTACGTCCCGTACTTCACCTGCACGGCCCACCTCGCCTTACCCTTGCGTGTTGTGGCGCTGCGTCTCCGCCGTCCGGAACTCCTGCCGCATCAACTCGACCTCGGCCTTGACGGCGTCCCGGAACTCCTTCAGCACCGACACCAGCCCCTGCACCACGTCGTTCGCCACCGCCTTCGCGTCCAGGTCGATCTTCACCCGCACGTCCGCCTTGACCTTGTCCACGTTCGCCCGGACCTCCGCGAGCGTGGCCTTCTCGAAGGCGCCAAGGGTGGCGTCGTCCACGCCCTTGAACTGCTCCTTGTCCCCCTCCAGGCGGCGGGCGCCCAGCTTCTCCCGCTCCTTCGCGATGTAGTCGCCGGCGATCTGCCCGGCCTGGTCCGCGATCTCGACCGGGGTGTTCTCGATCCCCTGCTCGCGGACGACGCGGAGGGCTTCCTTGCTCATCTCGTAATCGGCCTGGGTCATCTTCCCGACCGTCTGGGCCAGGCCGGCCATCTTCGCCTCGCGCTGCTGGAGTACCCCCAGTTGCGCCTGCATCACGGCCAGGTCCGCCTGCCGCACCGCGTGTTCGGCCTCCGCCGCCCGAAGCTGGGCCTCCTTGCTCCGCTGGAGCTCCGCCTGCTTCTGGACGTTGGCCCGGGCCGCGTCCTCCTGGGCCTTCGCCGCCGCCGTCGCCGCGGTGTCGATGGCCGCCTTGTTCCGCGCCGCCCCGGGCTCGTTCTCCTTCCGGCGGAGGGCCGCCAGTTCGTCCGCCCGCTTCATGGCCAGTTCGTACTTCTTGTCGGCGTCCCTCCCGACCTCGTCGCTGATGGCCTTCTGCCGGTTGGCGATGGTGCGGGCGGCCGTGGCCTCGATCCCGGCCCGGCGGCGGGCGTCGTCCGCCCCGATGGTCGCGTCCTGCTCGGCCGCCGCCTGCGCCCCCTTGGAGGAGGAGCGGTCGTAGCGGTTCATGTCGGGGGTGTCCCCGAAGGCGTTGTACGCCCTCGCCCGCTCCTCCGCCTGGATGATCGGCTGCTCGAATTCCCGGGACTTCTGGATTCCGACGGCCGCGGCGGCGCTGTCCGCCTTGAACCGGGCCAGGCTCCGGGCGTTCCGGGCCATCGTCTCCGTCGTGCCGTCCAGCGCCTCGCGGAACTTTTTGACGGTGTCGTACAGGGGCACGAACTCTTGCTTCAGTTGCTCCCACTTCTGGGCCTGCGTGGACGCCCCGCTGGCCATGATGTTCAGGGCCGCGGTGGACTTCTTCAGCCCGGCGTCGAACGCCTCCACCCCGGCCGCGATGGCCGCCCCCCACGGCCCGGCCTTCCCGAGCATCCCGGCCCCGCCCCCGGTGAGGAGGGACTTCGCCCCGCCGGCCAGGCCGGCCGCCCGCTCCCCCGCCGACTTCGGCGTCAGGCGGGCCACCTCCGCCGCGACGGCCTTCTCCCGGTCCCGGGCCTTGATCTTCTCCTGGGCCTCCATCCGGGGCGTCTTCTGGAGGGTCGGGTTGCGGCGCTCGACCTCCGCCGCGACGGCCGCCGCCATCTTCTGGTTCTTCACCTGGGCGGTGGCCCGGTCCTGCACCTCCTTGGCGAACTTCTTCTCGGCGCGCGCGGCCTTCTCCGTGGCGTCCGCGAGCTTCTTGATGCCCGCGGACGCCTGCTCGTTCACGTCCACTTGCAGCTTGTAGGTGTCCTCAGCCACGGCGTGCCCCGAACAGTTGGAGGATGGCCCCCGTGCGGCCCTGCTCGACCGAATCCTTGACGCTCTGGAACAGGGCCGCGTTCCGCCGGACGAGCTTGTTCGCCGCGTCCGGCCCGGACCACATTACCGCGTTGCACTCCCGCCAGTGGCGGAACGCCCGGTAGCACCACGCGGGCGGGTCCACGGCCGCCGTGAAGTGCCGGCTCTCCTGCCCGATGGTTTTCGGGCAGTCGTGGCACGGCGGGTCACTCCCCTTCGGGCGGAACATGGGCAGGGCCAGCCCGGGCTTCGTGCGGTCCGGGGCCGGCCGGCCCGTCTCCTCGTCGTAAACCATCGTCCGGCAGTCCCGGCAGGAGCGGCCGTACTTGCTCCCGTCCAGGAACCACAGCCGGGCGACGGTCAGGAGTTTTTTGCGTCCGCCTCCCACCGCCCCGGGGTGTACCCGGCCACGAGGTTCAGCAACTGCGTCAGGTAGTCCGTCCCGAGCGCCCGCCGCACGCCGGGGTCCGCGAACGTGCCCGGCTTCCCGGGCCGCCCGGGGACGAACTCCACGGGCACCGTCCGCCCGAGGGCGTCCCGCCGGGCCAGGCCGGACCAGGCCACCAGGTGGGCGTCCAGGAGCCGCACCTGGGCGGCCAGCTTCTCCGCCCCGGTCCCGGCCTTGGCCGCGGCCATCTGGTAGTCGATCACGTCCTCCGGGAGTGCCGGCCGGTACGTCACCTCGACCGGGGGCTTGGCCCCGTCGTCGTCCTTCAGGGTGCCCCGGAGGGTGTACCCGTCGTCAATGCACAGCAGCCCGGCCGGCGCCTCCGCCGGCCGGGCCGCCCCGGCCCCGTCCTTCTCCGTCGCCCCGTCCGCCATGCCCCGCCCTCCCGCGGGCGCAAGTCGCTGCGCCCGAACCCCGGCCCGCCCGCCCCCGGTCACGCCCCGGTGTCGAGCGCCGCCTGAAACTCCAGCCCCGTGTCGTCCGACAGCGCCCCCGTCCGGTACGCCCGGCCCTCCAGGTCCAGCATCACCTCCTCGCGGCCCGGCACGACCGGGGACTGCGGCGGGAAGACGACGGCCGGGAGGGTCAGGGTCAGCACCACGGCCCCGTTCGTCAGGGTGGCCACGACCTCCACCCCGGTCGCCGCCCCCAGGTCGTACAGGGCCGTGAAGTCCCCGTACGGGAGCCGCGTCTTGAACGTGACCTCGCGGTCGTGCATGACGATGGCGGACAGGTCGTTGCTGTTGAAGAAGCGGTCGGCGTCGATGGCGTTGGAACACGCCACCTCGAACGACTTCGCCGTCACCGTCGTCCCGCCGACCGTCAGGGCCAGGTCGCTCAGGATGAACGGGTTGGTGGTGACGTCCACCGCCAGGCTGGGGAACGTCCCGGCGTTCCCGACCGTCTCCGTGGCCGCGATCAGGTCCAGGTCGCAGTCCAGCAACTGCCCCTGTTCGGCCTTCAGGGTCCACTTGTCCACCCCGACCGTCGCGTAGGTGAACACCTTCGCGTGCCGGTCCACCTGGACGTACCGGGAGGCGGCCGCCTCCCCCAGCTTGTACAGCTTCAGCGTGCCGGACGGGGTGGTCGTCGTCCCGCACAACATCCACGGGAACAACTGGTGCAGGTCCGCCGCGTTCGGCTGGAGGGCCAGGCTGCCGCCGATCCGGTTCAGGCCGGCCCGGACCCGGGTGGCGTGGTGCGAGCGCGTCCCCCGCACGCCGTTCCCGTTGACGCTCTCCTGGCGGCGGGCCAGCCCCTCGCTCTTGAAGTCGAGCATGTACGTCGTCGGGCTGCTCGTGCCGATCCCGAGCTTCCCGCGGGCGCCGATTGCTGCGGCCATTGGGCGATCCTTTCGGTCGGTCAGTGAATCCGGGCGGTCAGGCGACCAGCCCGCGCGTCTCCCGGCTCCGGACGTTGAACAGCATGGCCCCGGCCAGGTAGTTGTCCTTCAGCCAGTCCGTACTCACGACGCTGTCCGGCTGCCACTCCACCACGACGACCTCCGGCACCCCGGCCATCTGCTGGTTCCGGAACCGGGCCGCCACCTGCCGCCGCCACTTCAGGTTCCGGGCCAGGTCGTTGTCCAGGGTCGGCTCCGCCCCGGCGAAGAATGCCACCAGCACGGGGTAGATCACGTCGTCCCGGTTCGTCAGGAGGCCGCCGACCGTCTCCCGCGGGTACGGGGCCACCTGCACCTGGGGCAGCCCGCCCGCGGCCGGGGAGGCGTCCGCCCCGTCGATCCCGGCCAGGTACGTCGGGAACCACCGGGCGTACACCTTGTTCGTCGCGCTCCCGACGCCCGACAGGTTCAACGCCCGGATGCCGGTCACGAAGGCGTCGAGGATGCGCTTGTGGACCGGGTCCGCCGGGTCGATCAGGGGCCGGAACACGACCCGCGACACGTCCTTCAGCAGCCCGGCGGTGGCCCCCTCCACGAACAGCGTCCAGTTCCAGAACCCGTACCCGCCGGCCCCCGTCGCCGCCCCGTCCCCCGTCCCGGAGGCCGCGACGGCGTACGCCCCGGCCCCGCCGGCCTGCACCTGCACCGCGGACCGGCACACGACCCACGCCGCCCCGCCCGTCCCGGAGACGGTCAGGGCGGCCGTCCCGTTCAGGTTGTCCAGGACGGTCAGGCCGCACGCCACGGGGTAACTCGGTATCGCCACGCCGCCCCCTCATCCGACGAGAATCTTGACCACCTCGCCCGCGAACTGCCGGCGGGCCTCCTGCACCGTCCTCGCGGACGGGCCGAGGAACCGGCGCTGCGGAATCCGCCCCGTCCCGAACTGGTGGAACACCCCGTAGGCCGGCGTACTCAACTGCACCGTGACCCCCATCCCGGACGGCCGGGCGGTGTCCACGGCCGCGAACGCCGCCGCCCGCAACGCCCCGGTCAGGATCAGGGGCGGGCCGGCCCGGTACGTCACCGGCTGCCACGGCCGCCCGGTCACCGGGTCCACGGCCGACCCGAACGCCTCCCGCACGTCCCGCTTCAGGCCGGCCAGGAAGCCCAGGGCGTAGCTCCTGGCCCGGCGGTTCGCCAGGGCGTCCGCCAGTTCCCGGCACCGGCCGGCCAGCCAGGCCAGCGTCTTCCCGCCGGCCCCGGTCACGCCCGCGCCAGGGTGCATTGCGCCGCGTGCCCGCGGGTCTGCACCGTGGTGTCCGTCCGCTTCACGACCCAGACCGTGCCGTCCGCCTGGGTGACCTTCCACCCCGGGGCGGGGGCGATGTACCCGGCCTGCCCGACGGCGAACCACCACGTTATCGCCCGGGCGTCCGCGGCCAGCATGAGGGAAGCCCGCGTCTCCTCCGCCATCGGCTCCTGGCGGGCCTGTAGCGGGGCCGTGGCGCCCCCGCTGGCGGGGTTCGCCACCGTCACGGGTTCGACCCCGGGCAGGTAGCCGCCGTCCAGGTAGCCGTCGAAGAAGTCCGCGTCAACCACCGCCGGCCTCCCCGCCCGCGTCCGGGATGTCGCTCCCCGCCGGGAGCCACTTGAATCGATTCGTGAACGGCACCACCGGGACCAGCGACCCGCGGCCCCGGGCCGTCCGGAGGTACGCCTGGAGTTGCGCCCACGCACACCGCAGCCGCACCGCCTTGTCCGCCGCCCGGTCGGCCCGGCACGTCGCCGCCACCGGGCACCGCTTGCCGTCCACGAACACGTCCTCGGCGAACTGCCCCCGGGCCGGCCTCGGTTGTCCCACGGCGACCTCCCGCCGGCCCCGGGGCCGGGTCAGCGGAACCACTTCCCCATGTTCACCAGGCCGACCAGGATGGCCAGGCTCTCCGGGCCTAGCACGCCCTGCGCCCACGGCCCCGGCCCGGCGCCCATCTGGGACGGGTCGCCGAGGGCCACGGAGAAGTCCCGGACGGCCAGGTTCAGGGCCGTCGTCATGTTCCCGCGGATGCCGGCGGACAGCCGCATGGACTTCCCCCACCAGTACCCCAGGCCCATCAGGACGGCCATTTTCACCGCCCCCATGTCCGCCGCCAGTTCGCCCGCGGTGTACCCGGCGACGTAGGTGACCTTCACCCCCCGGGGCGTCGTCAGCCAGGAGCCGACCGTGCGGACCAGGCGGCCGGACTTGCACAGCCCCGGCTCGTCCATGTCCAGCCGGTACGCCCCGGCCGGGAGGAGGGCGGCGGCCGGCCAGTCCCCGTCCGCGGCCCCGGTCGTCCACGCGGCCAGGTTCTCGTACACGCTCGTCACGGACCGGACGGGGAGGCGGGACAGTTGCAGCACCCCCTGCGCGGGGTCCATCCGGCTCCGCGGCATCACCACCCCGCCGAGCCGGTCCCACCCGACGTCGATCCCGAACTCCAGCGGCGGCCGCTCCCCGCCCGGGGACGGCAGGAACTCCGTCACCGTCCCCTGCTCGATGTCGTACCCGACGACCCGGGCGACGACGTTCTCCACCCACGGCTGGATCGTGTCCAGGAAGGCGAGTTGGGCCACGCTCAGGGTCACGTTCCGGGCGGACTGGAACCACGCCAGCCGCTCCGGGGCGGTCACGACGGCCATTTACGCCCCCGGGTGGCGGCGGCGTCCCGCACGAGCGGGAGGGCGGCCCGGGCGGCCGCCCGGGCCGGGCACGTCGCCTGGTACGGGCACAGGTAGGCCCGGTGGGACAGCGGGCGGAGGATGAGGAGGAGGCCGGCCAGGAGCGCCCAGGCGGTGTCCGTCAACGTCGTGGACACGGCCGGCGGGCGGGCCGTCCCGGTGACGTACCCGAACAGGGCCAGCCCCTCCCCGAACGCCACCAGCCCGAGGAACAGCGACAGCAGCCACGAGTAGCAGCACCGGCTCCGCCAGTCCGTCAGGGCCGCCCGGACGTGCCGCATGTCGTAATCCGCCACCAGGGCGGCCCACAGCACCAGGGCCGAACTCGCGGCCCCGACGACGACCCGGGCCAGTTCCCAGCCCGAGTACGGCTCCACTTGCATCACGGGGCACCTCCGTCGGGCCGCGTCGGCCCGGGGCCGGGCGGCGGGGGCACAGACACTTGCGGGGGCGGGGGCGGGGGCGAGAGCGGCGGGCCGGCGCCCGCCGCCCACCCCCGGAGGAGTACCCGCAGCCAGGTCACCAGCACGGCGGGGTCGTCCCTGGCCCGCCCGGCCGCCCCGACCACCCCGGCCGTCAGGAACATGCCGATGACGCCGATCAGGAACCCGGCCGCCGCCACCTCGTTCACGGCCAGGCGGAAGCGGTCCGCGCAGGCCGGGGTGATGAACCCGGCCGTGGCCGCGCCGACGGCCACGGTCGTCAGCCGCTGGCCGAGCGTCAGCCCCTTCGTGTGGGCCACGCTCACCATGGCCCCGGCCAGCCCGGCCGCCCAGACGACCGGGTGCCACAACCATCCCTCGCGGGGGTCCGGCGCTTCCACTGCGTGTCCTCCGCCCCCCGGGGGCTGAAAATCACTTGGTCCGCAACCCCCCGGCCTTCCGGGTGCCGTTACAGGTCGGACACACCTTCGACGTTGCGGGGGCGGGGTTCCCCGCCGCGTCCTTCCCGCCGCTCACAACGACGACGCCCGTGCCGCCACAGGTGCCGCACGGGCGTCCGCCCTCTACGCCGATCATCACGCCGCCTCCGGCCCCCGGCTCAGCCGACAGCCCCGGCGGCCTCCGCCGGGGTCATGTACTGCGGCACGTCCGCCGGGAACTTCTCACGCCGGGAGGAGGTGTCGAACACGTTCCGCTCGACCCGCCCCGGCAGTTTCTCGATGGCCGCCATCGGGGGCACCTGCCCGTCCTTCCGCTCCGCCTGCCTGCTGTCCACCCACCGCCGCGCCCAGTACGCGAACGCCTTCAGCTTGTCGTCCGGGAGGTTCCGGTACACCTTCGGCTTCTCCGCGTCCTGCCGGCCCCACCCCATCGCCGCCACGGCCGCCTGGATTTCCTTCCGGGTCTGGGTGCCCTCGTCCCCGAACAGCGGGTCGCGGTACTCCACCGTCCGGGCCGCCCCGTCGAACACCATCAGAATCCCCGGGATGACCGGGCAGGTGGCGAACCGGTCGTCCGCCACCCGGTTCTTCAGGTTCTGCGGGTCGAACCGGCCCCGCAGCAGCCGCTTCGTGACGGCGCACGCCGTCATGTTGTTCTGGTCCGTCACCATCTCGATGACGAACTTGACCGCCTTGAACGGGTTCCCCGCCCCGGCGTCCGCGGCCGGGGTGGTCCCGCCCGCGTTGTTGGCGTCTGCCACGTCTGCACCTCGTCGGGAGCGGGCCGGGGCGGCGGGTCACGCCCCCGCCGGCCCGCCGCCGCACTGGCCGCGATCACACGCCGTAGCCGGCGGTGCCGTAGTCGAGAACCCCCGCGGCCGTCGGGTTGTCGCTGTACACGATGATAGGGCTGTTCATGTGGAACGACTGCGCCACCACCGACCCGCCCCCCGCGGCCGCCGCCGGGTACGGGGTCGTCGCGCTGGTCGTCGGCTTCAGCACCGGGTTCGCCGCGTTGAAGTGCGGGTCGGTGTCCGCCGCCACCCCCATGAACCACACGGTGGCGCCCTTGTTGATCCCGGCCCCCGGGATGGCGGAGACGGTCACGGTCACCGTCCCGTCCGCGTTCGTCGTGCAGGACGACACGGTCGTCGTCCAGAACGTCCCGTCCGCCATCTGGACCACGATGTAGTCCGAGGCCGCGATGTTGTTGTCCGCCGCGCTGGGCGTCACCTGCCGCGGGCCGGCGACGCCGCTCACCGGCGCCCCCGTCAGCCCGCCGAACTCCCGGCTCGTGCTGTACTTCCCGGGGTCTTGGTCCAGGATGAACGTCGTGGCCGCCGCCGCCGCCGCCGCCGTCAGCTTCGCCCGCCCCAGTTCACGCATGATGGTGATGGTGTGCTGCGTGCCGGCGGAGGTGTACTGGATGAAAAACAGCTTCGTCCGCTTCCCGCCCCGGGGCGGGACGGTGGCGACGATGGCCGTGTCCGCGGTCTGCGTCTGCCGCGGGATGCTGTAGCTGTCGAGCAAGCCGAGGGGGCCGAGGGACATAACCGTTCTCCGTGGGCGGTCGGGTGGAAGTTCAAGCCCGGGGGCGGTGGGGCGTGACACCGGCCCCCGGGCAGGGAACCCGCCGCGGGCGGGCCGGCGGTCCCCTTTGCGTGCCCGGCCGGGAGTGGGCGACCCCCCGGCCGGGCGTGTCTCGCGTGTTCGTGGGGCAGGGCGGGAGGGCGGGGCGGGCCGGAGACTCCGGCCCGCCCGGGCCTCACTACATCACCTGCATGTCCTTGCACAGGGCGGCGGCGCCGCCCAGTTCCAACTGGCCGGCGTACCGCATCCGGACGACGATCAGGCGGGTGTTGCTCAGGGCCAACTGGCGGCCCCCCGTCTCCACCCGCACCTGCATCCCGAGCCGCCGGTACATCCGGTAGCGGCGGAGGTTGACGTACGCCGCGTACCCGTCCGGGATGTTGTTCTGCACCTTGTAGTCGGTCTGGAGGAGCCGGTACGAGGCGTGGTCCATCCCGAACACCCGGCGCTCGTCCCCCGGGCCGACCGGGATGCTGACCGCCTTGCGGTAGGTGTAGTCGTTGCTGACGTAGGCCAGGTACGCCCCGGCCTCCGTGCGGAACTGCTTGGCGACGTTGAACATCAGCCCTTCGTAGTCGCTCACCGTCGGCGGCCCGCCGGCCCCGAACGTGCTGTTCACCAGCGTGGCGGCCGTGGCGTTGAAGATGCCCTGGGGTTCGTTGTACCCGTTCCCCACGGCGATCACCCGGTCCAGCCACTCCAGCGCCTTCAGGCCGAACTGCTCCACCACCTGCCCGCCCAGGTCAACGACCGAGTCCTCCTCGAAGTCCTGCCCCAGTTCGATGCTCGCGACCGCCGGGTAGACGGCCGAGTCGAAGGCGGAGACGTAGGCGGAGGTGTTGAACGGGGTGATGGCCGTCCCCTCCCCCACGCCCGAGGTGAACTCCGGGTTCACGACGGAAGCGCCCTTCACCCGGCGGCCCCGGGCGATGGTCTCCACCCGGACGTGCGGGAACAGTTCCCCGTACAGCACCGGCGTGAGGATGAGGGCGTCATCGAACACGACCGGCGTGATCTCGATGCCGCCGCTGACCGAGTCGTCCAGCAGCGTCTTGATCTGCGTCGGGGACAGCTTCCGCCGCTTCACGATGCTGACGTTGGAGTCGCGGTCCTCCAGCCGGCCGATCCACGGCTCGTTGTGGGCCGCGTACATCACCAGTTCGCGGTCGTGGTCGGTCATCCGGAGCCACCGGGGCAGGTCGCGCCCGCCCGTGCTGCGGTGGGCCATGTACCGGGTCCACGCCAGGGCCACGGCCTTGTCCCGGTCGCTGGGGTGGTCCAGGTTCGTGTCCCCGCACCGGGCCGGCATCCCGGCCAGGGGGTGCGGGGCGATCCCCGACCCGGCCTTCCGCATCTGGGGGTACACGGCCCCCTTGCGGCTGGTGCTGTACTGCTCCGCCGCCTCCTTGACCCGGATGCGGGTGCCCTTGCTGAAGGCCGCCGCCGGGTTGATGTCGCCGGACCGGGGGCCGACGCCGCTCCGCTTCAGGACGCTCTTGACGGTCCGGCGAACCTGCCGGTCCACCTCCTCCTGGCGGCGCTTGCGGGCCTCCAGGCGGGCGGCCTTCGACTTCTTCTTCGGGGCCGGCGCCGGGTCCGCCTTCCCCTTCTTCTTCGGCGGGGCGGCCGGGGTCGGCTCCTCCCCGGCGTTGATCTGCTTCAACTGCGCGGCGGTCAGGTCGCCGCTCATCAGCTTCTGGCCGATGAGGGTCCGGAGTTCCCGGTCCGTGGCGTCCGCCTTCGCCTTCCACTTGGTGGTGGCGTGCTTGCGGATGCGGCTGGTGATGGTCAACACTGGCTGTCCTCCCGTGGTCGGTCCGAATGGTAAATGGGCGGTTACGATCCGTCCCGACTAGCGGGCGGCCTTCTTCTTCGCTCGCCGGGGACCGCCCCCGGCGTCATCCAGCCCCAGGTGCTTCTCCACGGCCCGCCGGTCCGCCGGGTCAAGCTCCTCCCCCTGGAGGTACTTCCCGGCCAGGCGGTCCATCGGGTCCGCGTCCCGCCCCGGGGCGGCCTTCCGGCCGTGCCGGCGGCCCCGCTTCCCGGCCCCGGGGTTCTCCTCGTCGGGGTCCACGTCCGCGTCCGGCCCGTCCACCCCGTCCCCCTTGTACCCCTCGTCGTCGTCCGTCTCGGAGTCGTCCAGGTCGGAGTCGTCCTTGCCGACCGTCTCAGAGTCGTTCAGGTCGGGGTCGTCCAGGTCGGAGTCGTCCTTCCCCTCCGCGTCCGGGTCGTCGTCAAGCTCGTCGTCCTTCGGGTCCGGGTCCGGGTCCGGGTCCGGGTCCGGGTCGTCGTCCCCGACGGCCGCGTCCTGGTCCGCGTCCGCGGCGGCCGAAGTCATGGCGGAGACGGCGGCCACGATGGTCCCGGCCTCCTTCGCCACGTCGGCGATCCCGCTGCTCACCGCCTCCGGCAGCCCGTCGATGGCCCCGACCCGCTCAAGCTCCGCCGTCACCCCGGACAGTTGGGCCACGCACCCGCCGACGAGGTCGGCCATCGCGGAGAACATGCCTGCCAGGTCGCGGGACTTCGCGCACGCGCTGATGGCGTCGGCGCTCTCCGTGATCCCGGCCTCGATGTCCTCCAGCATCCCGTCCACGACGCCGAGGCGGCGCTGGGCCTCCTTCGGCAGTTCGTTGTTCTTGCACATCTCGCGGACGCTGTCGATCAGTTCGCCCAGCACCCGCCCGGCCTTCCCCTCCCCGGCCCCATCGGCGGGCGTGCCGCCCGCCGCGGAATCGTCGTCCTTCGCGGACGGCTCCGGCGGGGTGTCCACCTCCGAGTCCTCGTCCTCCTCCTCGTCCGCCTTCCGGCCCTTCTTCTTCTTGTCGCTCACGGCCTTCGCCGCGGCGGCCGTGGCGTCCAGGCCGGTCAGGTTGATGGTCAGGGCGAAGTTGGCGGACTTCGCGCCGGCCGGCACCTCGAACGCCGTGTGGGACTTCCGCCGCTGCCGGTTCATCCAGTCGCACCAGCCCTTGACGAGCGGGTGGTGCAGCTTCCCCCGGCTGAACGCCTCGATCTCGGCGTCCACGTTCGACGGGATGCTGACGACGGACGTTTCCATCATGGCGTACTTGGTGATCTTCCACCCGCCCATGTCCTTCCCCTGGTCGTCCTTCAGGGGGTTGTACTCGATGGGGCTGAACCCGTGGCTGATGCGGAGGCAGTCGGCCTCGATCAGCACGGCCGCGTCGTGCCCCAGGGCGGTGTCCGCCACCATGAACCGGCCGGTCACCTTGTCGTCCGCCGGGTCGCCGCGGAGCATCCGGCCGATGGGCTGGTACGGGACGTGCTGCCACAGGAGCGGCATCTTGGGGTCGATGATGGCCCCCTTCGGGTCCAGCACGTCCCCGTCGCGGTCCCGGCGGGCGGTCGTGATCGTGCAGTCGAAGTCCAGGATGCTCCCGCCGGTCAGCTTGTACGCCTCCCCGTCCTTCAGCCTGACCAGCGGCTCGCCCTTCGCCCGCACGCCGTCCCCGTCCTTCGCCCAGGTGGCGGCCGGGCTGGCGGTGTCCGGGTCGAACCACGTCAGCTTGTTCCCGGCCTGCTTGATGGCCGCCGCCAGTTCACTCTCCTTCACCGCCAGGTGGTCGGCCATCCGGGCCTCCCCGAGCGCCCCGGCCATCCGCCGGAGGTACGACCGGGCCGACCCGATCCGCCGCCCGGGCAGGGTGCGGTTCTTCCGGAGGCTCTTGAGGATGTCGAGCATGGGCGGCCCGCTCCGGGTCGTAAGGGTCAAACGAAAAAACCCGGCGTGACGCCCCGCTCTCGCGTGGGGTCAGGCCGGGTTCCGCCGTCAGAGGTCGGATACTCCGGGGCCGGCCTTGCGGGGCCGGCGGGAGGTCGTATGCGTCGAATCGTGTACCACCCCTTCTACCGCGGCGGGGCGGCCGCGTCAACCCCGCCGCCCGAAATCACCGTGATTTCGACCACCCGGGCGAAGTTCACGACGCCGTTCCGGTCCGTGGCCTCGACCCGCACGGTGCCGGCCGCCCCGAACTCCCGCCGCCGGGCCGCCTGCGTCCCGAGCCACGCCAGGGCGGCCGCCAGGGGGTCCGCCGGGCACGCCTCCCCGGCCGGCGCCGCGGCCGGGCCGGCCCGGAACGTCGTCTCTTCCAGGAGGTGCAGTTCCTCCCCGGCGGGGGTGCTGACCACCGCCGCCTCCACCTTCCCGTACACCCCGGCCTTGCGGCGGTGCGCCCGCACCTCCGCCAGCCACCGGGCCGCCACGGCGTCCAACTGCCCGCAACCGCTTGCGCCCGCCCGCCCCATGCCGCCCTCTACGCCGTGATGGTGAACCCGCTGAAGTCCGCCACCGGGGTGCCGTAGTACGACAACAAAGCCGACACCGCTTCGAGGGTAAACGCCGCGTTCGGGTCGGGAACGGACGCGCGGAAAGCGAGAGTAGTCCCTCCCGTGCCGGACTGGTACGAGAGGGCGTAGCTGGTACTTCCGTCGTTGACGAACAAGCCGGACGCTTGCCCCACGGACGCCGCCGACGCGGACCCGCAGCACGGGCAGTCGGGGTAGTAGCTGACGCGGCTCATCCGGACGCGCCCCCGCCGGACAGGGCGAACACCACCGGCAGCCGGGCGCCGTTGACGAGGACGTACCCGGTGAGCGTCCCGTGCTCGACCCGCAGCCCGCCCGAGTCGCACCCGACGTCGGCGACGACCTCGACCCCGGCCCCGCCGTCGGACCCGCTGCCGCCGGCCCCCGGCCCGGCCGTCGGCCCGATCAGGACCGCGGCCCACGCCAGCACGAGCCCGGCCCCATCCGGGGGCAGCGCCGCCCCGACGCCCAGCAGCAGGTAGCCGCCGGCCGCGGCCGACTCCATGTACCCGGTCACGCCCGGCACCGGGACGGCCCGGGTGTGGGCCGCGTCGACGACGTCGAGCCGGACCATCGCCAGCCCGGACACGACGGCCCCACCACCAACACGAACTCCGCGGACACGACCGCCCCGGCGTCGTCCCGCCACAGTCGCCGTAACATGCCTAAT